ATCTGGACCGCGATCCGATATTGAAGTTCATGCGACCCGATTGGTCGCGCTGGTTTAAGGAGGTAACAGGTGGAACTGATTCCAGATTCTATTGACTTCAAACAATACCTTTTGGAATCGGAGGGCACCGAGAAGGTAGTACCCGCCTCCAATTTTATCGACGAAGTTATCGACCGCATCTACGGTGAGGTCGCAAATAACAGCCCAGTGACGCCTTGGCCGCGTGTCGGAGACAACTTCCAGATGCGCCCGGGTGAAGTCACGCTCTGGTTGGGTATCAACGGTCATGGGAAAACGCTGATCACCTCGCACGTTGGCCTGCATCTACTCGTGCAGAACATCAAGGTGTGCATTGCGTCGTTTGAAATGAAGGGCGCAGCAACGATGGCGCGCATGGTCAAGCAGTCTGCTGGCACTGGCAATCCATCCGTCGATTACATAAGGCGCTTTCACAACTGGACTGACGATCTGCTCTGGGTCTATGACCAACAGGGCATCTGCGATCCAGAGACATTGCGTGGCGTGATGATGTATGCCCGCGACTCTCTCGGCGTCCAGCACTTCTTCGTCGACTCGATGATGAAGGTGGTCAAGGGCGACGACGACTACAACGGCCAGAAGAACTTCGTGAATGAGGTCTGCTCGATTGCGCAGGACACCGGCATGCACGTTCACCTGATTGCGCACGTCCGCAAGAAGGACGACGAACTCAGCATGCCCAACAAGTTTGATGCGAAGGGAAGTTCATCCGTCACCGACTTGGTGGACAACGTCGCGATCGTTTGGCGCAACCGGATCAAAGAAAAGAAGCTGGCTGACAACAAGATGAAGCCAGAAGAGTTTGAAGAAACCAAGAAACTTCCTGACGCAGTGCTGGCGTGGGTTAAACAACGGCACTACGACTGGGAGGGGAAGGTGGCCCTGTGGTTGGCACCCGGTGCTAACAGTTTCAGGGATACGTATGCGGCGAAGAACTACTCATGGGACCCGCCGTCATTTAAGCGAAAGGCAACCTTGGTCATCAAGGATGTGCCGATTGAAGGAGAAGACGATGTTGAACTTGGAAGCGAATGAAGTCATCGAGCGGCTAGGCGGCGTTGCTGCTACTGCTCGAATCTGTGGGATCAAACCGCCATCGGTATCTGAGTGGAAGAAACGAAACCACATACCGAAAAGCTGGTTGATGTACTTCGAGTGCGCATACAGCGATCAACTCAACCAAGAGAAAGGGAACGATGAAGTTCACACCTGAACAGCTAGAACAGCTGAAACAAATACGCGAGAACCATCCCGAGTTCTCCGAGTTTGTCGACACGCTACGCAAGCAGTTTCCGGGGTCGAAGGTTATGTACCTCGCGGCTGATGGAATTGAGTTTGGTGAGAAGTCTGACGGCAACCACGTTGTGCCAAACGTTTCTGGAACCTATGCGGTCAGCAAGAAACAGCAGAAACAGCGGCCAATGACTGTTGGAGAAAGGCGTAGAGCAATGACGCGCTACAAAGGAGATTCATGAGCGATGAAGAAGACACGTTAGAAGTTACGCCTCGGATGAATCTTCTTCTTGAAGCACTCGAGGCGTATGCGGACCAGCTGACTGAGGACAACGATCCGGTTCACGCGAACCTCATCATGGATGCGTTGGCTGCAATCGTTGAAGGGGCGCAGGCCGTGCGTCGCATGTCGACGTTTATCGAGGGCCTGCATGAAGCACTAGCAGAGAGCGGTGTTGAGATGCCGACGAGTTCGGACGAGATGCTGCATTAAGGAGGTTATATGAGCGAAGAGATCATCGCGTTTCAGGGGGAGTTGATGCTACTGCAATGGGCAGAGTCTTCAACGCGCGGCAGGACCGTGACATTCCTGCTCGACAACGACGCGGAGTCACATCCATTCAGGGACTTCACGATTAAGTCTGGCAAACGGGCAGGGCAGCGCTTCATGTGCGTACTTGTTCAGCTAGATGAGGATGAACAGCCTGTTAAACAGCAGATGCGACTGTCGCAGCTGGCGTTCTTGTACTGCAGAGATCCCGAGTTTTGGTACTGGGCTTCTGAGCGCAGCTTCGACAAGGTCGACAGCGAAGAAACAGCGAAGAAGTGGATGTTGCAGATGTTGAATATGGAGAGCCGGTCGGAGATCGATCAGTCTGCTGACAATCAGCAGCGCTTCGTCATGCTGGTGAAGATTCCATACGAGCAATACCGAGCATCGCTCAACAATCCGCTATGAATTACCGCAACCCGAAACTGTTACAGCTGGCGAAGCACTGTCCCAAGTGCATGTACTGCGGCAAGCACAACGATGGAACAGTTGTCGCTGCACACAGCAATCAGCAGCGTGACGGTAAGGGCACAGGGATCAAGGCACACGACTATCGAATCGCTTATCTCTGCTACGCATGCCATACGATGATTGACTCGGGTGCATGTGGAACCAAAGAACAGCGCGCGTATTTCTGGGATGAAGCACATCGTCGAACAGTTGCATGGCTGTTCGAGTCCGGTGCTGTGACTGTAAACAGCGAACCAAAGGAAGGATGATGGGAAAGCTACAAAGAACTCGGGGCGCAACAACCGAGAGAGAGATCGCGAACTATCTGTCAGAACAGCTGGGAACAGTTGTGCAGCGAAAGCTGGGGCAGGCTCGAGACAGTGGCGAGGACATCAGCGTTCCGCCATTTCGTATCGAGGTGAAGCGACGCAAGGGATTCGCTGGCATGAAGTTCATGGAGCAATGCGAGACCGGTGCGGGTGAAGATGAGATCCCGATTGCGATTGTTCGGGTCGATGGTGACAAGCGACCAGTGGTGATGATTCGATTGGATCAATTCGTTTCGATGATGCGTGACGTGATCATCGTGGAGAACAACAATGACAAGCAGTGAGCGAATTGGAAAAGCACTCAACAGCGGGAACCTAAAGAACGACGCGTATCACATCGATGCTGATTTGATTGCGTCGCTGGCATTCGCATCGAAGCTGGGCCAGAGATTACAAAGTATTGCGTCGGCAGGATTCCTCGAAGAATTCTCGCCAGCAGTGGTGGAGTTGACTCGGGTATTGAAGAAGGCATGCAACCGCAAAAAGATGGGGTGCAGCAAGGGATGCGCAGAGATCGCTGCCAAGCAGGCACTCCGCGAATGGTTGATCAGGATCTGTAAGACCTGCAATGGGACCGGGCAACAGCTGTACACATACACAACAGCTGACGCACACGTGGAGAAACGCAAAGGGAAATGCGACCACTGCGATGGGACCGGGAAGTTCCGACCGACATGGCAGTGGCGCATGGACATGATGGAGTTAAAAGAAGACGCCTCTCAGGACTGGTGGGTGAAGCGCATCGAACTGGCGAAGGAGATCGCAGACGACGCATTCCGGGCAGCCCGGAGAGAAGTCACGTTCCAGATGACGGATGAGTTTGATTAAAAAAATTAGGCAGTACTACATGTAGTAGTGACAGCTTCGCAGGGACTGCTAAGATTCGCCTAAGGTGCTACACAACTATTCCTACATGCGCACCCCTCCGGGGGGTACGTGCCTCTAAAATTCGTCAAACAATCCAGCATCCTTGTAGGCATCGCTGATCGCCAGAGCGAAAGCGACTTTCAGCTGTTTGACTAACCGATCCTGCTTTTCGGCATAGCGCTCTCCAGTAGGAAAGCCTACACCAGCAGGTACCACATCCCACCCGGAGATCTGCTCCCCGACCTCAGTCGTCGAGCCAGCAGCAACCCAGTGGAATTCCGACTCCCGCTCCCAGTCCGACTTGAACGTGACGGCGATGACCTCCTTTTGATTGGAGATCCCGCCGGTCGTAAACAGCCTGACGTGGTAGTAGCGTTTGTCGACAGAGCGAGTCGCCTCGCCCATAAGTTCGCCTTCGATTTTGAGCGGCGGCAAACCGGGCCGCTCGAGTAAGTAAGTTTTCATAAGGACATCCTAACAGTCAGCCTCCTAGCTGACACTTTCGGTTGGGGTGTGTTCTCTAGTCCTATGGTGATTGCCCCCCGGGATCAAACCCGGGGAGCCTTT